AATTAACAAAAAAGAAAAAAAGAATGAAAAAAAAATAAAAAAAAAATGTAAACATACAAATACTGAAAAACATAGAGATAGTGGTCCATATCCTGAAACACACATATTTTGTAAAGATTGTGGATTATATTTATAAATTAATAAATTATAGTCTTTTCATGACCTAAAACTACACTAGGATCAACTATTATTTTAATATTTTTTTCTTTTAATTTTAAAGCAAAAGCAACATCTTCTGATGTAAATTCTCTTATTACTCCAAAATCAAAAATTTTAGGTTCAAACCAAGGATATTCTAATTGTTCAATTATATTTTTTTTTATTAAACAAAATCCTAAACCTACATAATCTGCAATAAAAGGTAAACTATCTTGATCTATTTCTTCTTTTTTTAAAAATTCAAAATGTCCATTTTCTTTAAAATATTCATTATCCATATTTTTTACACAAGCAAAATGTTTTCCACCATCCATTAAATATAAACCACTACAAACGTCTTTATTTAAATTTATTAATCTAAATAAATCATTAGATTTAAAAGTCATATCAGAATCAATCCATAATATATAATCATAATCTAATTTATTATCAAAAGGTTTTTGATGTTTTCCTCTTAATACATGTCCTACTAAACATTTTGATCTTACAAAATTTACATTTGAATCATAAGCACAAGACAACATAAGTTGAATATTATTTTTATAACAATCATTTATTAATGAAGTCCAACATTTTAAAAAATTATTACTAAAAGTACGACCAGGAATACAACATATGATTTTAATTTGTTTATTCATTTAATAATTATATTTGTATATTTTTATATTATTATATTATAATATTTTAATTGAAAATATATATTAATAATAAATAGTTATTTAAATATTTATTTATTATTATTAAATAGTTTATATGACATTACATACTTTACTTAAATCATACTTAGAATTAAATAATAAAATTATTGGAATAATTGATAATTTACAATTAGTAAATAATGATATTAATATACCAGATATACAAAGAATTGTTGATGATGATAATGTTGACGATATAGTTAATTATCAAATTAATTATTATAAAAAATATAATAGATTTAATTTTATAGGATTAATTAATATTCATTGTTTAAAAAATAAATATTATTTAATTGATGGACAACATAGATTTAAAGCAATTAAACATTTATCAGATTTAGGACATAAATTTGATGTTATTATTGAAATTATTAATATAGATTCAATTGATGAATTAAAAGAAAATTATAAAATAATTAATAAAAATACACAATTACCTGATTTTTCTGATAAAATTGATAAAAGTATTCCTGAAACGGTTGCTTTATATTTTAAAAATAAATATCCTAAAATGTGGTCTAAAACATCACGTTCAAGAAAACCACATATTTATTTTCCATTTTTTCAAGAATCATTAGGTTTTTTAACTGAAAAATTAAAAATTAATTGTATTGATTATTTAAGAAAACTTGTAGAAGATTATAATAATATATTATCAGAATGGGATGTTGATAAATTTCCCGATAGTAGTAAATTAAATCCAAAAATTATTAATAAGTGCAAAGAATCAGGATTATTTTTAGGATTATTTAAATTTTCTAATGATGATATAGGTTATAAATGGGTTAAAAATATAATTCAACATCATACAGGAGAAATTATTAAAAATGAAACAAATCAAAGTAAGAAAAAAATACCAAAAAAAATTAAAGATGATTCTTGGGACAAATATATTGGAAAAGAATATGGAATTGCTTTTTGTATTTGTTGTAATAAAACAGAAATAGAACAAAAGAATTTTATTGGTGGTCATATCATTTCAGAACAAAATGGAGGTTCTATAAATGTAGATAATATTATACCTATTTGTAATCAGTGTAATTTATCAATGTCTACTACAAATATGAATGAATTTATAAATGAATATTATCCTGAAAATATAAATAATTTTAATAAAAAAAATTATAGAACAAATAAATCAAATAAATGGTTAAATATTTTTTAATTTAAATCTAATAAGAAATTATCTATATCATCGTTTGGATTATTGCTTTTAGCGATGGTAATAATTTTTCTATTAAGATCATAAATTTTATTTGATTTAAAACCAAAAGGCAAATAATTTTTTAAAATATCTAAAGATTCATAAAAACCATAATCTTTTCTTATAGTTATGTAAAATAATGATAAAGCATCACAGTGTCCTGTATCATATAAATTAAGATTATAACCATCTCTTAAAACTTCAACAGGTACTATTACTAAACCTGTTTCTTCAAGTATTTTTTTGCATATTAATTCAGTTATTTTCCAACAATTATATTCATTAATATGTTCTTTTTCAAACATATCTTCTTTTAAATCATTTGGATTAAGTGGTCCATTAGGATCAAATAACTCAAGTGTATAATTATCTAAATCTTCATTATAAGAAAAAATTAAATACATGCTATGTTTATTATCTGCTGAATATTGCAAATTTAAAGCATAAAAAAATGCACCCCCTTTAGTTTTTGAAGAGTTATCTATAATATGATTAATAAATGTTTCAAAATTACCCCCCAATGTATAAAATATACTTTCAAAAATTTTATCAACTTTAACATTTAAAACTCTTTTATTTATTGACATATAACTATTAATTAAAGGACCATCTATTTTAATCCGATTTACAATCTTTTCTGATGTATGGTCATATTTATATATTAAATATTCATTTAATTTATTTACATATGCAGCTGCATAAATTTGACATAAACTCTCTCTATTTGAACCTCCTTTTATTTTAATATATTTTTTTTTATATTTTAAATATTTATTATAATCTGATATATCTGACATTATATATTATATATATATTATTTATAAATATATTTAAAAATGATTTTTATTTAAAATCATTTAAAATGGAAACAACACCAGAAAAACAAATTATTAAAGAAAATGATTTAGAATGTCCTAATGCACCTAAAAAAGAAAAAACTAATATTAATGTAATTGTTGGTAATACAGGACAAGTATGTAAACCCTTTTGTTTAGGAACATTTATGGGTGCTATGGAAGCTTATCATCGTGGAATGGAACTTACACAAGAAGAAAAACAATGTTTAATTGATAATAATATAATTAAATAATATATGGGAAATAAAATATGTATTCATTGTAATGTAGAATTAATAAATAATAAAAATTATTCAAATTTAAATGATAGATGTAATACAACTAGATATATAAATAAAAATACATATACATTAACATTAAATAGACACGAATTTGAAGATATTTATAAAATAAAGTTAAAAAAATGTTATTCTAAAGTATTTAAGTAAAAAATGATTTTTTTTTCTATTTTTTAAAATGAATCTTGTTTTGGGTGCTCCTTTTTCTATCAAAAAAGAAAATGAAAATTATGAATTTAAAGAGTTTTGTTTAGAAAATAATCCTTTAAAATTACAAGAAATTATAGATATTATTAAAAATGGAAAATTTAATTCAAAATTAAATAAATTAGTATTGTCAAATTTATTTCATTATTTACAAAAATATATTCCTAAATATTATGCATCATTTTGTAATTCAAATTTAAAAAGTAAATTAGTTATAGGAGTAGATGATGTTGGAGAAATTACAGGTATTCCATTTAAAAATAATATTTGTAAAAATGACATATTAGATTACATTAAAAATAAAGTATTTCCAAAAATTGTTGGAGATAAAGATATTAATAATTTTAATATTGAAATCATACAATTAAATAAAGATAAATCTTTATTATATAATAATTCGGATAATTTGCTTAAAAGTTATTTTGATCATAAAAAAAATAGAGATAAAATATTTAAGGATTTTAATGATAATTATTTTGAATGGCATAAAGAACTAGAAAAAAAATCAGGAAAATTAATTAATATTCTAACTGATAAACAAGAAAAACAAAATTTAATTAATTATATTAAAAATAATAATGGACCTAATGAAATAATGGAATACCTGAAAAACAATACAGAATTTATTATTCCTCATGGAATGAATATGAAATATAGAAAACAAAATTCAAATGATTATATTTATTGGTTAACTAAATATAAAGATAAAATTGTTACTGATTTACAAAATAAAAAACCAAAAAAACCATATTATAAAATGTTTATTGATCCTTATGTTATTATTAATAAATTAACAGAATTAAGATATAAATTTTTAGATCAAGTTAACTATTATTTAATAATTATTGAAGTTAATGGAAAAAATAATAATAATCCTATTTACTTTTATAAAAAAAATAAACTTTGTTATAGAAGACGTATCAATGATGTTTGTATTTAATAACAAGGTTTAAATGTTCTACGATGAAACTTTGATATTCCATATTTTTTTATTCCATCCATATGTTTTTTTGTACCATAACCCATATTATTTAATAAATCATATTTTGTATCTAAATCTGGATATTTTTCACATAAATCAACTATGTATCTATCATGTGTTACTTTTGCTAATATTGAAGCAGCAGCAATACTGTAATATTTATTATCACCTTTTGGAATACATTTATAAGGAGTATTATTATATTCTTTAAAATGATTACCATCTACTAATATATGTTCTATATCTAAATCAAATCCATCTAAACATTTATGAAAACAATCAATTGTCGCAGATAAAATATTTTTTTTATCTATTTCTTTTTCAGTTGAATATGTAATATTATAATCTATACAATTATCTAAAATATAATCATATGCTTCTTCTCTTTTTTTTTTGCTTAATTGTTTAGAATCAACAATTTTTATAAAATCTTCTTCTATATAATCATTATTCCAAATAACTCCTGCTGTATATACTCTTCCTAATAAACAACCACGTGCTACTTCATCTAATCCAACTTCTATACAATCTTTATAATAATTTTGCATTTATTAATATATTTTATAGTTTATTTTCTAAATAATATTATTCTTCATTACAAGGTTTACAATCATCAAATGGACAAATTGAAGGTTGATAAGCATTTATTGGATTTTTTTCAGGAGTCCATTTAGTTTCCAAAATAATATGTGATTTATCAATTTTATTCCCATCTTCCCAATTAATATTAAATTGATCATTAATTTCCATTAATCTTAAATTATTGTTTACTCCTTTTGATTTTTCAGGACATACAGGACATTTTTTTCTTGGTATACAAATAGGAGGTTGAGCTTGTGGAATACTCCAATTTGATTTTATATTATATGAAACATCTTTTTTCATACTACTAATTAATTTATTTTTAAAATTTTTACATCTTTTATGAATATCTTCACATTTATTAATATCAATTTTATCTTTACGTTTATCTACTTTATTTATAGCACATTGCTTTTTATTTTCATTCATATTTTCATTATTAATATTTTTACTATTTAAATTTACACAATTATCATATTCTTTTAAACATTCATAGTATTTATAAGCATCTACTTTATTTTGTATGTTCATTAATTCTAATTTTTTTTGAATGTCATAAGATTCATTTTCTTCAGTAATTTTATTTAATTTTAAAATAGATGTTTTTTCTAAACTATTTGATTTATTACTCATATTTGAATTATTCATATTCATATTAGAATTATTCATATTCATATTAGAATTATTCATATTTGAGTTATTATTATTCATATTAGAATTATTCATATTTGAGTTATTATTATTCATATTTGAGTTATTATTATTCATATTAGAATTATTCATATT